GTGGTTACATGGATATTCCAAGTTTTCAACCTTAGAATATCTAGGCCTCATTCTGACTTCGAGAAAGTCCTTCTCCATCTAGAGCAAGTCCGCCTAACGCGGGGTACTGCATATGCAGTGTCTTACGTTAAGGCGTCTCGCTCAGCTTTAATGAACTACCTGGCTGGTAGTCCGTTAAAGAAGGTGAAGGGTGTGAAGTTAACTCGCGATGGTATACCCTCTTTCCTAGGACCTTTGATACCATGTATTCGTCGGGATGAATCCCCAGATATTCTGCGGGTTCTTACGACAATACTATGGTGTACAAGGGCCCTACGTTTCCAGCCTGTCTGGGATTTGCAACCTATTTTAGGTGAGTCTAAACAACTCGCTCCTGATCTAAGTATGTTTATCCGGGACTTCTGGGCGGAAATGGGGTATGGCCGAAAGAGCACGTTGCCTAGGCGTCTTCTTTGAAGATCCTTCCATTTATCTACGAAATCAGGTCCCACTGGGCCCCAGAACGCTATGTCTAGAGCCTTATGCGACCTGCAAGCCCTTCCTATCTCTCTAGAAGAGTCGATCCGATTTATCGGAGGGACTGATCTAGGGGATAAGATGGACATGCTATGAGTTGGCTTAGGAAAATTTCCTAAACTACAGTCATTGATTCCATTTGATAACGAGGAAGGAAAATTCCGGAAATTGGCTTTGATTCCTGATAAGGAAGGAAAGTCACGGGTGATAGCTATCGGGGACTATTGGTCTCAGACTGCACTTCGCCCTCTTCATCAATACCTTTTTAGGGTACTGAAGAAGATTCCACAAGATATGACGTTTAGCCAGGGAGCCTTTAAGGACCGGATCTTGAATTCAGATTACTTCTGTTCAGCTGACTTAACATCAGCCACAGATCGTTTTCCGATTTCATTGATCCAGCAAGTCCTTAATGGCCGGTTACCTCGAAGTTATGTCTCAGCTTGGAAGGACATTATGGTTGGATACCCCTTTGAAGCTGACGGTAAGATGATATCTTACGCAGTCGGCAATC